ACATACTGCACAAGCCAAAGCCCGCTGTCCCTGATCTTGTCAACCGGAGAGAACTGACCCAGCCAGTTCTCTGATGGTCTACATTCACTGCATCCAGAAACCACCCTAATATATTCCTTCTCAAGTCCATCTTTACCTATTCTCGCCGCTTCATCATCAACAGCAACATACCTGAAAGAAAAATTTTCTCTGATAATCCTGGTAATCTCTGTCTCAATCACTTTCTCTTTATCAATATCTCTCAAATGTCCATAAGCATCTTTATTAGCCTTGGTGGTAAAATCAATCTCCCAGATAGAACAGTATTCGTCGCCGTCTCTCCATAATAAGGCTCTGCCAATGTTCTTTCTGAATATGCTTCTATCTGATGGCTTCGGCTTGTCCTTATTGAAATCCATCTTTTTCTCATTCAACAGGAAATGCTCGCTTATTCTGCTCCTGAAATTACCCTGTCTGTGACTTCCTATCCTTACAACCCTCTCTTTATTGCCACCATGTCCCCAGTTCTCGCCGATCTCATAGAAAAAATAAATGCCGTTTTTGGGCAAATCCTTTAACTCAAATGGATATTTAATAAGCCGCAAGATCTCTAACTGTTCATGTAACTGTTTACATTTATCAGACATCAAATGTCCCTTTTTCAATATCACTGACACGGTTGAACTTTATAATTCTGTCCTTCAAGGCTGTTTCTTCAAGCAGCTTCTTATACAATTTGTGTAATCTTGCAGGGTTGTAGTAGAAATATATTCTGTCATAATTTTTCAATTTATGGTTGAAATCTTCAAGGAGCTTTTTATATTCTTCATCCGTTACTGTATCAGGGTGCTTCTCATACCATTGGTGTTTTTCATCGGCAAACCATACACCGTAGCAGTCGGAGAAGACTGCCCATTGTAATTTATAGTTAACGCATCTTTTAATGAAAGCCCGCATGCGTTTAGATGTGTAAAAAACATCCGGGGTGACCATTTTGCCAGTATTTTTTAATGAATCATCTTTTGTGCCTGAGCAGTGGGTTATAAATATCTTTTTCATATCATATCAATAAGAGAAGCCTCCCTATGAAGGTTTTTGTCATTCTTTGCATCATTAACCAGCAAGAGCTTGTTTTAAGCCTTATTTTTTCACCTGAAAATTCTCCTCAATCTTCATCAGGTCTCTTTTGAGTTTTTTGCCGCACTTCTTTATCTTGTCTTTTACGGTATTAGTTATGCTTTTAACATCGGTTTTATCTTTTTTCTTATCCATGATTACCTCTTACGCTATAAGGTATTTTGGTTTATTTTTGCCGAATATGAGAAGATACAGGATGATGAGCAGAGTAAGGGTGTCTATATTGCCAGTTTGATTTTGTGAGGGTTGCCATCTGATTCCCCCTTTCATATTATAATATTATATCCAATTCTTGTTGATTGCAAGATAAATTTATTGTATATCCAATGAGTTACGAGAGTTTCATGGGTAAATTATTTTATATTTCTATATTAATTTTTTGAATGTTAAATTTGAACAGCGGCTGGGTCTTCTCCTCAATCACCTATCGCTTGCAACTTAGAGTTCGTTAATCTTTATTCCAAGATTACCTGACAGCCACTTTGCTACGATATGTCTGTGACAGAACTTACCGGATTGCTCCCAGCATAAAAGAACTGCATCATGTCCCAGTTCTTGATACACCTTTTCAGGGCTCAGGTTATTCAATATGATAGAAGTATATGCTTCCTCATATTGTGATTCTGTAATCTCTCCATTTTTGCTTGCTGATATTAAAGACCAGGGAGGACACAAGGGTTTATAAACCCTTATCTTACCTTTAAGGTATTTAGGTATTGATTGAGATATGCCTACCAGGTTCATTGTTAAATCTATCTTTTTTGAGAAATAATATGATGTTAACATTTTGGTATCCTTATTTTTACAAGCGGCCTTGATTCTTTTTCAGTTTTTTGGTCTCAGTAGGACATACAATCAATCATCATCGCCAGTTTCTTGCCGCTTATCAATATTAAGTTCTATGAACCTTTTATTAACCTCATATCTACCATAAAATCAATACAGTCACAATCTTCATATCAGTTTATAAATTCGTCTTTCTGTATTCTATGTCATTTGCAACGAATACGGATATGCACTGTTCTTTCTCTTCTATAATATCTCCTGTTACTATAAAAGATTTTTTAATTAATCGATTAATTCGTTTAACACCAGAGGAACAAACAAGGTAAATTATGTTAATTAATCATTTAATCCAGTCACACAAGCGGCTTTATTGACCCATAATAAAAAAGAAAAGGTAAGGCTAATACAAAAAGACCAAGAAGAAACCATAAGGCAGTATTTAAGGCAAAAATAGCATTAATGGAAAAATCTGTGCTCTCTGTGAGGGATAATTAACTCATCCACTCGAGCACACAGATGCCATAGAGATAGAATGTGCCCCATGATGTCAATCTTGGAGATCAAAATATATTCTATAATTTCCCTCAATTCCTGTTCCCTTGTTTTGTAATGTTTATGATAGACAAGTTCATTTTTCATCGTTCCCCAAAAACTCTCCATAGGGCATTATCATAACAGTTGTCTTTTCTGCTTATAGAGGGTTGATTCATATAATCCTTTGAACAATACTGAGTGCCCCTGTATGAATGATTAATAAGATCTAAGGAAATTGCATTAAAAATGATATATTTTAGAAATAAGCGGGAAGAGGTGGGAAGTTACGGGAATAAAAGGGAAAAACATGATTTTTTATAATGATAGATTTGCAATTCTAAAGGGAAGGGTTTTTGAATTTTGAGGCCGAAAATTGCAAAAGAATGATATTTTTATTTTATGTTTTTATTGGGTATAGAGGGGTTAAAAAAATTGAGGCGGCGGCGATTCTTACCTCAATTAGTTTAATATTTAATAGAAATTTCTCTTAATTTTTCACAATTAATAAGGATTAAATATTTCCCACCCTGCAAAATCAATGCCCCCCCGATTTATCCCGCCGCCTTCTTTAGTTCTTCTTTAGAGTCGAAGGCGGCATTTTCAAGCAATTTTTTTCGCCTCACCGATTCTGCGAACATCATTATATTTTGAGTTATAGCAATTTTAGTCCCTTCATCATCTGAGTCCATAATAAATATAAGTTCTCTAATTAATTTATCTAAATTAATTTCATTACCAATTGTTTTTTCTTGCTTATTTTCTGAAGGCATATCTTTATTAATATTAGGAGGCCTAACCCTTGATAATTCGTAATCTATTGCTTCTTTAAAGAATTTTGCCTTTTTTAAAATATCTTCAACCTTAAATTCATTAAGTTTATAACTTTCATGTTCATCTAATTCAACAATACCTACAGAGATATTTTTTTCTTTAATCATTTCAAGAATTCTACAATAAGTAGTTACACCACCTCCTGAATAACCAGAACGTGTTCCTCCACCAGAGATTGTTATAAAATCATTTTCTTTTATTATTATGAATCCTTGAGGATTTCCAAAAAGATGGTCATAATATTTAATTAATATAATCTTTTCAATATTTTCCTTTAATAACTTATCAAATAATTCTAAAGTGTTTCTCGATGAATCAGGTTTGTAGTTCCAAAAAATACTTTCAGATGGCTCTTTTGTTGAATACATAGACCCTTCGCCGGTGAGTATCCAATTAATATTAAAACCCATTTGGGCAAGTTTTTCTAAAACTTCTGAACCAGGAAGGTTTGCTCCTCTTTCATAACCCTGCCAGCTTCTTTCATGTGTTCCGATAATTTTTGCTATTTCTTTTTGAGTTTTACCGAGAATTTCTCTAATTTGTTTTAATCGGTTTGCAATCATACTCATAATATTTTGTGTCCAAACTTATAAAGCAAGTTTGGACACAAGTTTGGACATAATCTTTTTAGTTGAGACATAGCAAAAAAATAAATAATTTCAATAACATAAAATATTATCCATAATATCACACAATTTTTTAGTTTGGACACAATTTTTTTTTTTTCTTGACAAGAAATAAAATATTTCGTATAAAAAGTTTTATGGAAAATAAATTTTCCCCACAAGCCAAATTAAAAGCCGTTTTATTTGAAAAGAAAACCTCTTGTGCTGAAATAGCACGCAAAATAGGAAAAAGCCACGCATACGTATATTTAGTCAGCGTTGGTAAAAGAAAAGGTGAAATTGTGAGGCGAGCGTTTACAGAAATATTAGGCCTTGAACCAAACTTCTGGGATGAAATGGATAAGGTATATAAACGATAAAGAGGTGAATAAATGACAAAAGAAGAATTTATTGCTTTATTAGAGGATCCAGAAATCAAAAAAATACTTGAGGAATACATTCTTAACATCCTGATCTCATGTCTGCAAAAGAATACTCATCTAAGAAACGTTCTATCGTCTTTTTGCCATATTCAATTATTAGCTGATGGAGCTCAGGTAAGGTGAGATCTTTTATTTCATCTTTATCCAGATATGATTTTAAAGTCAATTCAGAATGTGCACATAAACTTTCTCCTTTCAGAGAGTTCATAGATATCATATACATGATTTTATTACTTTCTGGCGGTCCAGGACTTATCTTTTCTACAAAAAAATTCATATTTTCCCCCTATTATATGTATTTATTTTTTCATAATTTAATTTATAACAAAGAAATTAGGAGTTGTCTATGACAAAAAGAAATAAAATTTTGTCAGGACAAACCTCTTTATTCATTTTTGAAACTCTCCAGGAATCAAAAAAATAGTTCCGAACAAATTAATGGTAGTTTAAACGTAACAAATCAGATAAAAAATGCTCTATCTGAAGACCTCCGTTATGCTCATGATGAAAACGGACGAGAAATTTCTCGTGCTCAGGTGGCAGCACGAATGACGGATCTCATTGGAGAAGAAATTACGTTGTCTATGCTTAATAACTGGACAGCAACCAGCCATCCTCACGAGATGCCACTTTCATATTTACCAGCCTTCATCAAGGCTACAGGTGGTCAGAGAAGGACTGCCGACCTGATCTCTCAAAAATCAGGGCTTTTTCTTCTTCCCGGCCCTGAGGCCCTCCGGGCAGAAATTCAAAGATTAGACGAAAAAATGAAGGAAATGAAAATAGAAAAACAAAAACGCCTTCTTTTTTTGAAACATCTGGAGGGTAAGATATGAAGGAATGGTTTAGTGCAAAAGAAATTGCAGGTTTACCAGGAATGCCTGGAACAGTACGAAGCATTAATAGAAAAGCAAAAAACTGGCTTTTCCGTGAAGTCCCAGCTCCAGGTGGCCCTGGTGGAAAAAAGAGAGAATACCACATCTCCTCTCTTCCAGAAGAGACACGCATAACCCTCCTGAAAATGGCGGCGTCAATTCAAACCCCCGACGACGCCGCCATGCAAGAATTCATTGAAAAAGAAAGGATAAAACTTTCCCCAGAAGAGCTTCAGGATGAAATAATCCTTGCAAAGATAAACTGTGCCAGGCTCGTAAAAGCCTGCCCGTTTGGAGATAAAGAAAAACTCATTGCAGAGCTTGCAAAACAATATAAAAGGTCAAGAATCCAGATCCGCCGCTGGATTGAAGATGTGGATAAACTCAAAGTCCGCACGGTCCACAAAATCACAGTGTGTAAAGAGCAGATAAACATCCCAGAGGCAAGGGCATTTTCTGCTGAAGCCCTCGCTCTCGGTATATCAGCGTATGCCCAGGACATCAAGGCAGGTATCAAACCTGCATATAATAAAGTCATAGAATATGCCCAGCAGCGGGGCGAAGCCACAGGGGATTATTCCACATTTACCCGCATCATCAAAAAAATCCCTCAATCCATCTGGCTCCGCATCCGCTCAGGCCAGACAGGGTTTGAACTAAACGGCCTGCCTAAAATCATCAGAGAATGGACTGCAATCCCTGTCCAGACAGTAATATGCGGTGACCAGAAAATCTTTGATTACGTCATATATGACCCAGAGACAGACGACCTCATCCTGCCCGAGGGCTATCTCTGGATGGACTGCTCATCCCGCATGATAAATGGCGTGTGGATTGAATTCGGTCATTATAACCAGTTTACAGTCTCACAGTCACTCCGTGAAGCCCTCAGATACGGCATCCCGGAAGAGATCTACACGGACTGGGGAAAGCCAGAAGGTGCAAAACACATAACAGATGTGAGACGGCGTCTCTCAGGGTTCTGCACAACAGATGATTTTGTGGGCATGTATGACAAATACGGCAACCTTATATATCCCGACCACCGCAAGGCCCAGCCCGGCAAACCCTGGGTAAAGCCCATAGAAAATATAATGAATATTATTGAACAAAAACTCATAGCCCGCAACCTGCCGGGCTACAGAAAAAGAGATAAAAATACCTGGATAAATAAAGAGCAACAAGACCTCCTCAAAAAGCAGGCATCTCAGGGTGCACTGCTTACGGTTGAGCAGTTTGTATCCACTGTTTTTGAGGTTATAGATGAGCACAACCGCACAGAAAAATCCCTGAAAGAAGGCAAGGATATAGTGCCAATAGATTTCTTTATAGACAATTTCTTGAAAGCACCACGCACGGTCTTTGACGACCGCACCCTTGACTTCCTCTGCTTACCCCGCTTTGTGAGAAAACCCCATCAGGCAAGGGTTCGTGTGACGGTGAGAGGTGAGGAAAGAGGCTATTACAGCCCCGTCCTCTCCGCACGTAAAGAGCCCGTGACAGTTTATGTGGATCCATACGACAAAGAGGCTCCTGCCATACTCACAGAACCAGGGGACGGGTCATTTCTCGACATTGCAGAGGCCTGGAATGTCCAGAACCCATTCGATACAGAGGGCCTCGCCCGAAAGAGAAAGCGTCAGCAGGAGCTCATGAAGTGGGTAAATGAACAGGCAAGACGCATAAAATCGGGTTTTGACCTCTATAAATCCCCAGAGGTCAAAGAAAAAACACCCATCAAGGTCTCACAGGCTACCCAGGTAGCCAAAAAAGCAGAGGAAGAGAAGAAAATCTACATTTTGAACAGGGAAGCCCAGCGTCAGGAGCTGGAAAACCGCAAAAAAGAGGCGATTGAAGCTCAGAAGCAACTCATAAAAGAATTTGAAAACGCACAGGATCAACAGATAAATCCCTGGGCGCTGCCGGAGGGTCGCGAAAGGTATATTTATTACCTAAAGATCAAGCAGAGAGTCGAAAACAACGAGGCGCTCACAGACCTGGAGGCATGGTTTTTTGAACGTTATCCGCACACGCGGGACTACAGAACCTGCCATGATCTTCATACACAATACGGAACACTATATTACGCGGAGGGTTAAATGGAGCAAAAACAAAAGGTTAAAAGCGGAACAAACGGGGGTAATGGCCCCGGCGGTGGAGTCATCACTACAATCGCAAACACCATAGATCAGTCAGATTTTCAATCTCCAACCATCGCACCCCTAAAAAACGTTGCGATGGCCACAAATGCACTGGAGAAGGCAATCAAAAGACCCCGACACCTTCCGGGTATGATCTGCTTCTACGGTCCATCAGGTTTCGGCAAGTCCTACTCTGCTGCCTTTGCAGCCAACAAGCATAACGCATATTATATTGAATGTAAATCAACCTGGTCAAAAAAGGCAGTCCTTGCTGCCCTTGCTAAAGAAATGGGTCTTGTCCCTGCCCGCACCATGTATGAGATGACAGAGCAGATAACAGAGAGGCTTGCCATAACAGATAGACCTCTCATCATAGACGAAATGGATCATATCGTAAAGCGTGAGGCGGTAGAGATTATAAGAGACCTCTATGAAGGCTCTGGCTGTGCAATGCTTTTAATCGGAGAAGAAAATCTACCAAATGCATTACAGAAGTGGGAACGCTTTCACGGTAGAATTCTCGATTTCATACCTGCACAGGCAGCAGACGCAAACGATGTAAAAATCCTGGCAGGTTTTTACTGCCGTAGGGTAAAGATTGCAGAAGACCTACAGATTGAGCTTGCAAAGGTTGCCAAAGGCTCAATCAGGAGAATATGTGTAAACCTTGCCCGTATTGAAGACGAGGCCCTCGAATCAGGCATGACAGAGATAGACCTCCACACATGGAGCCATGTACTCAAAAAGCAGTTCTGGACAGGAGAGGCAACCATCCGCAAGGAGTATGTGAGATGAAGTTCCCTGTGGATAAAATTCCCGTGAATAAGACAAGAGAATTCCTCTGGAATGTAATTCTCAAGAAGAGAGAGTTCAACATATCAGAGCTCCAGATAGAGTGTCCACTGGATAGAACCACCATATACCAATACATAAGGCTCCTTGAGAAGGCAGGGTATGTGGAGGTGATAGAGAGAGGCATGCCGTCAAAAGGAAAGGAGAACAGATACCGCCTCATAAGGCCTGTCAGCGAACCACCAAGACTGAGAGCCGATGGAAGCCATGTAACACAGGGCATCGGACGGCAGAATATGTGGAGAACCATGAGAATAAGAAAAGTTTTTACCCTCGATGACCTTGTGGCCCTCTCATCTACAGAGCACAAGGTGTCTCCAGAAGAGGCAGAGACATACATGAAGTTTCTTGAAAAAGCAGGATACATCAAGAATACCGATGGAAAATCACGACCAAAGGCAGCATACAGGCTGATAAAGGATACAGGGCCAAAGGCTCCCATGATCCAGAGGATAAAACGTGTTTGGGATCCAAACTTGAGGGAGGTTGTATGGCCGAATTAGCACTCCTTCAACAGATGGTTGAAAAGTTAGGACTTCAAAATGTTGCCGATGCAATTGGATACAAGAAATCAGCGGTCTGTCATGTGTTAAGAGGGACTTATAGAGGCAAGCCAGACAGGATACTGATAGCGGTAAGGAATAAGTTTTCTCAACAGCCAGTTGAATGTCCTGTCCTGGGAAAGATACCCCTTGCAAGATGTGTTGAAGAGAGAAACAGACCATTTGTTCCCACAAATCCATTGAGGGTCATTCTCGTTAAGGCGTGTAAAGTGTGTCCTAATATAGAGGCAAACCATGCAGACACAGACAGCAAATAACATCCCCTGGAGAGGGAAGGAATTAAAGCGGTTCTGGGCAATGACCCACAGTGCAGGCATGAGTAATGATGATATATACAGCATAATCAAGCTCAGATTTGAAAAAGAGCGGATGCATGAGCTTTCAAGAAATGAATTCATCAGGCTCATGACAGAAATAGCCAGAAAGCAGACAAGATATAAAAATGAGTTCGATTCACACTTTAAAGGGACTCCAATGGAGCCATCGTGGAGATATATAAGATATCTCCAGAGAAGGCTCGGCTGGGATGACAGAGACCTCGCTACATACGTCTCATGGCACGGCAAAAAAATCGGTGCCAATATCGATAATCTCAAGTGGCTCACGGTGAGCAAGGCACACGGAATTATCACAGGCATGAAAAAAATCCTTGAAAACTCTGAAAAAGGGGAGGACAGGAGATGAAGAAAAATAAATCTAAACCAAAATTCAACATTGAACAGCACTACAGCAATGAGAAACGGGAAAAATATCCAAACGGTGACATCTGGTGCAAACGCTGGGACGATAGAATCGATAGATGTGTATGCATCGCAAGAACAGTAAGACATCCCGATAGATGCGCGGGATGCCCAGCGAATCTGTAGGGGGTGGCTTTGCTGCTTACTTACTTTGTCGGCGAATTCATAAGAGTTGGGAGGGGAGAAGATGAATGAACAGCAGCACTTTATAGCTAATATTAACGCTTTAGCAGAGAGGATTGAACAATTAAAAGAAGAAGTCGATAAAACAAAGATGATAATGTGGATGTTCATTGCGTTTGTCTTCGGCATCGGTTTTGGCTATTTCTGGGCGTTTATGCAGACAAGGGGGATGTGATGAAAGGGCATATAATTGTCTATGAGGATAAGAATATTTTGCAAATTTTCACTGATGAATATGAAAAAGTAGACGAATACGAGCTTAAGGAAATCACAATAGATAGAAAACTACATGCGATGTCTGGTGATGCGAAAACCATAGAAGATATATAAAAAACACGCACATATTTGGAGGTGTGCATGAAAAAGGAAACAATAGATACACCTGAGGCAAGGGCAAGGCTATTAACAGTACTCACAAGACACATAGGCGAGGCGAATGCTATTTCAATGGGAGAGTTATATGAGGCAGTCTTTGAAAAGACCTGGAAAAACAAAGTTAATGATACAAGGAAGATTCGAGCACTCATTAATAAAATGCGCTCTGAAGGGGTTGCGATTTGCTCAACAACAGATCAAAACCGCGGGGGATATTATCTCGCTTCTGCAGGAAGCGAAGTAAATGATTACACGAGACGTCTTGAAAGACGAGCGCTCAAAATACTATGGAGAATATCAAAAATCAGGAAAATTAGCCTTCCTGAATTGCTCGGACAGATGCGTCTGCATATGGTGGAGAAAAAAGAACATCAGGAGGCGCCAGATGCAGCATAATAAAGCCGTAAAATCGATATTCGGGAATCGGGGATCGGGAATCGAAAAGACATTGAATGAATATTTTGGCTGGTTGAGGTCTATAGCAACAGAATTGAGCGTTATAGAGACAGAATTCGATGAAAAGTTAAAAACCCTTGAAGTGCAATATGCCCCACGGGTGCAGGGCTTAAAAGAGAAATACGCTGAAATTGAAAAAGAACTGCTTAAATTTGCAAAGAGCAAGAAAGCAGAAATCTTTCAGTATAAAGACGTGTTTGATACGAAATATGGCAGGCTCATTCGTGAGCTTGCAGAGAAAGTGAGTATCCCCAGGGATGCACTTAAAAAGTGTGAGGAGCTCGGTTTTGCAGAGGCAATCAAAATTGCAAAAAGTCTGGATAGGGCTGTGGTTGAGAAATGGCCTGACGAAAAGCTGTTTCTCATAGGTGCTAAGCGTGATCGCATTGAGAAAATAGACTACGAACTCAAGGGGTAAACATGGAAGAAAAGCATAGTCTTGCCGTTTTTAAAATAAATTGTTGGAATTGCGATGCGGAGATGAAACGGTTTCAGGATACATTCTACTGGTATTATCGTTGTCCGAAATGCGGGAAAGAAAGTCTTGTGCCAAAAGAGAGAGAGAAAACTCAAGATGATAATGGCTGAAAGAAAGTATGTTGAATATCAAATAGAAAGCATCAGAAAAGAGATGGATAGAGGGCCATTGTTTTATAGAATTGAACATGCCGCAAAGATATTAAATGTATCATACAGAACAATATACAGATTGATTGTTGTCGGTGAAATAGACGCTATCAAATTGGCAGGAGTATGGAGAATACCACGCCAGGCATTGATTGACTATTTAGAACGCAGGCATCCGTTTAATATGGAGTGAAAAACAATTCAATTTAAAACAGGTAATGATAATAGACATAAGGAAACTCTATATATATCCCCGTATTGTGTTAAGAAAAGTTTTACATTATTTGAGCCTGAAGAAAAACAATGACCTGGACATGGTTTCTGGTTATCCTTTCAATCATTGGTGTTATTCTCAACAACCACCGCCGTATTGAATGCTTCTACATCTGGATGTTCACCAACGCCATGTGGTGTGTGGTAGATGTCTGGTATGGAGTATATTCTCAAGCTGTTCTGTTTGCTGTGTATTTTGTTCTTGCTGTTCATGGGTGGTGGCAGTGGAGGAAGGAAGATGGTAGAGGTAAATAGGGTATATCAAGGTGATGTTATTGAGGTATTGAAAATATTTCCAGATGAGTTTGTAGACTGTGTCGTCACATCCCCCCAATAGAAGGTCAGTTTGGGTATTTCCTACTCGACCATTTAAAGATGCCCACTTCGCTGTATTCCCGTCAGAACTTATTGAACCTTGTATCTTAGCTGGATGTCCAGAATATGTTTGCAATAAATGCGGCAAACCAAGAGAGCCAGTTGTAAAAAGAAAAAGGATAACAAGAAAGGAATTACCAAAAGATGACCCAAGATATAGACCAAATGATTATGATGGTTCATATAAAGATATTAATGGTAAAGCAGATGCTGGTTATACTGTCACTGAAATTGTTGGTTTAACTGACTGTGGCTGTAATACTGGGTTTTCTGGTGGAATAGTTCTCGACCCTTTTATAGGTTCTGGAACAACAGGAGTAGTAGCAAAGAAGTTAGGTAGAAACTGGATAGGGATTGAGCTTAATCCTGAATATATTAAATTGGCTGAAAAAAGAATTATAGCCAGTGAAGGATGAATAAATGAATGATAGAGAAAATATTAGAGAATATATTGTAAGTATTTCTGAAATTATACCAGAAGATTTTAGAGGCAGAACAATCCTCCACACAACCCCGCCCTTTCGGGCGGGGTTTTTTATTGTCAATATATTTTGACAGGTTTTACACAATTTAAATTCTTACATTTTATGATTGAGTAATGTCTGATAAAAACAAAGTCTTTCAGGAACTGGAAGACATCAGACTTCTTGCGCTCGCAATCTACGGTGAGGCAAGGGGCGAACCCCTGGGCGGCAAAATAGGCGTTGCAAGCGTAATTTTGAATCGCATGAAGAAAGGTGGTTGGTTTGGCAAGACACTAAAAGATGTAATCTTAAAACCTTATCAGTTTTCATGTTTCAACGAGAATGACCCAAATAGGATAAAACTGCTCGCCATATCCCAGAATTGGGATATGTTCTATCAAAAAGATAAAGCACTGCGTGAATGCTATGACATAGCGAGAAAATTCCTCGACCCGAACGACGTTTTAATTTTTAAAGACAATGTCTGCGGTGCAACACATTACAAAACGAAAAACTGCAAAGCCTCATGGGCAGACAAAATGCAGCTTGTCGCCGTAATTGGCAATCATGAGTTTTATTCTGAGGAGGTGTAACATGAGTATTATTCTTTCGATACTCCTAGTATTGCTTGCAATATGCGATGTGGTGTTGACAAATAAAATAATTGCTCTTGGTGGATATGAAAGAAACCCTATAATGAGATTTTTTATGGATAGGTTAGGAGTTTTCTGGTGGGCGCCGAAAATTGTGCTGATATCAACAGTTGCAGCAGTATGTATAGCACTGCCGTATGGCGAAATCTACATCATTACAATGTCTGCGGTCCAGGCGTATATAGATTACGGCAATCTCGATGTATACAGAAAATTAAAAGGAAGGTAATATGAGCATTATATCTGATATATTCTCAGGCGGCGTGTCGGGGTTTCTGTCGTCTGTTGGTCAGTTTGCAAAAGATATACGCCAGGCAATCACAGGTGAAATCTCACCAGAGAAAAAAGCGGAAATAGAACAGCGGGCCCTCGAAATCGAATATCTTCTCACAAAGGCGCAAACAGACATCAATCTTGAGGAGGCGAAAAACCCGAATCTATTTGTTTCGGGATGGAGACCCTTCGTAGGCTGGATTTGCGGTTTTTCCCTTGCGTGGCAGTTTATCGGAAATCCCATTTTTGAATGGGCGGTAAAACTCGCGGGGAAAAACATTACAGCCCCTGCCCTCGATACTGGAAGTTTAATCACAGTTCTTTTTACTCTTCTGGGACTGGGCGGCATGCGTTCGTACGAAAAAATAAAAGGCGCACAGGATAATCATTAATGCACGAATGGCAGATTATAGCGGTATGTGCTGCACTTGTTGCAGCGACGAATGTGGTCGTCATGGCGTTTGTGAAATATGTTATAGCGAAGTCACTCAAATCCATAGAAGAAAAGCATCTAAAGATAAACGAAAGGGTCGAATATGTGGAAAAGCAGATATACGAGCTTAAGGCAGAGCTTCCCGTCTGTTATGTAAGAAGAGAGGACTTCATTCGGCATGAAGTGGCAATCAATGCAAAGCTTGATAGGATTTACGACAGACTTGAAAAAATCAAGGAGGAGTGATGGACATCGAGAAAGCCCGTAGGGAAGAATTGAGGTGGCTCATTTTACGAGCTTTATATGCTGCAAGACCCATCGGGACATCAGAAAACATCATCAAAAATGCCATAGAGCCTGTGATTCTCGATGTGACAGTAACAGAAATCAGGCGTGAACTCGATTACCTCGCCGAAAGAGACCTCGTAACAATAACGAACAAAGACACTCCTGTATGGAGTGCAAAGATAAATAATCACGGCGTAGATATTGTGGAATATACCGTCGACTGTTATCCCGGAATTGCAAGACCAAAAAAATACTGGTGATGCGATGCCGAAGAGGTTAAAAGTCTTGTCACTTCCAGACTCTATAAAAAAAGAACTCGATAAAAGGCTTATAGACGGCGGCTTTGCGGGCTATGAAGCTCTTTCAGAATGGCTTTCAGAGAAGGGCTATGAAATATCAAAAAGTGCTTTACACAGGTATGGAACCGAATTCGAGCAGAGACTTGCGGCTCTGAAGATCGCAACAGAGCAGGCGCGTGCAGTTGTGGATGCGGTAGGCGATGAGGAGGGCTCGATGAATGAGGCCTTGATAAGGCTCATCCAGCAGGAGGCTTTCAATGTCTTGGTGAAACTCAATGAAGAAGACAAAAATGCCATCCTGCCAAAACTGGGGATTATGGTGGCAAAACTATCAAAGGCGTCTGTTGATCAGAAAAAGTGGGTGCAGGAGCTAAAGAAAAAGACGGAAAGGGCAGCCGAGAATGTGGAAAAAAAGCTCACTGGTGTCATTGAGCCAGAAACACTGAAAAAGATAAAAGAGGAGATCTATGGCATTGTATAGCCATATTCTTTTATATCCATACCAGCAGAGATGGATAGCCGACAAAAGCAGATACAAGATAGGTATGATGGCACGTCAAACGGGCAAGACATTTACCACCACGCTGGAGATTGTCCTTGATTGCCTTGAGGCCGAAGCATCCAAAAAAACCGCCCGCTGGGTGATCCTCTCCCGTGGTGAGAGACAGGCTAAAGAGGCAATGGAAGAGGGTGTAAAAAAGCACTTGAATGCCTTTAAGACAGCCTTTGAGGCACTGGAATATGATTGGGAACCTGAAGTTAGGGCACTTGAGGTTAGGCTCCCCGGGGGTAGTAGAATTACCGCATTACCAGCCAACCCTGACACTGCCCGTGGATTTTCCGCAAACGTGTTTCTCGACGAGTTTGCCTTCCATAAAGACTCACGGAAAATCTGGCAGGCTTTGTTTCCTGTGATTTCTGCGGGGTTCCGCATAATAGTAGTATCAACGCCCAACGGCAAAGGTAACAAATTTTACGAACTTATGACGGATCCATCCCTCCAGGATGTCTGGTCAAGACACAGAACAGACATATATCAGGCTGTTGCAGATGGTCTGCCACGCAACATCGAAGAGATGAAAAAGGCCATCGCTGATCCTGATGCCTGGGCACAGGAGTTTGAACTTGAATGGCTCGATGAAGCCTCGGCCTGGCTGGACTTTGACCTCATCCACCGCTGTGAGGATGGGGCAGCAGGTAATCCAGATGTATATGCTGGGGGTTTCTGCTTTGCCGGCATGGATATAGCCGCCCGGGGAGACCTGACCGTCATTGCATGTCTTGAGCAGGTGGGAGATGTCCTGTGGGTGAGAGAGATGGTGGAGCTAAGGCGTGCGACATTTGCATCACAGATAAATGAAGTAGAAAGAATAATGCATACCTACAGGGTAATCCGCATGGGAGTAGACCAGACAGGCATGGGTGAGATGCCTGTTGAAGTGCTACAGAGGCAGTTTGGCATGAACAGGGTCATCGGTGTTTTATTTACCCCTGCTGCAAAGCTCGATATGGCTACGAGGCTTAAAGAGAAATTTGAGGACAGGACAATCAGAATACCAATAAGGCCTGAGTTGAGGGCTGACCTCCACGCAGTAAAACGTGAGGCGGGGGCCACGGGAATTCCCCGATTGATCGCAGAGAGAGAAGGCGGCAGCCATGCTGATAGATTCTGGGCTCTGGCCCTGGCTGTGAGTGCTGCCTCACTGATGCCGAACAGGATCACATATGAAAGTGTTGCTGCAAGGCCGTTTTTTACCCCCGGTGCTGAATACACTGAGAGATACAATTCAGGCTTTGCAGCGGTAAGAGGTGCATGGTGATGCTCGTTGACAGATTTGGCAGGGAAATAAAATCCAACAAACCGATACTTGAGACAATAACAGTCCAGACCATCCGTGACCGCTACAGCACCTATCCATCCTATGGACTCACACCTCAGAGACTTGCCCGTATTTTTAAAGAGGCAGACCAGGGCGATATAGTGAGGCAGGCTGAATTGTTTGAAGAGATGGAAGAAAAAGACACTCACCTCGGTGGTTGTCTCCAGACAAGACGCCTTGCAGTGGCAGGCCTTGAATGGGAGATTATCCCTACGTCGAGCTCAACAGAGGATGTGAAGATAGCAGAGGCTGCAAAGGAGATGATTGAATACATAGAAAACTGGGAAGATGCCATACTGGATATGCTTGATGCAGTAGGCAAAGGGTTTTCTGTATGCGAGATCATCTATGAAGTTGCAGAGAACAAAATATGGATTAAAGAGCTAAAATGGGTTCACCAGAAGAGATTCACATTCAACTCACCAGATGCACTACTTGAGGTGCCGAGACTTCTCACAGATGATGCTCCTGTGTGGGGAGAAGAACTAATCCCCAACAAATTCATTATACATAAGTCAAAGGCACGTTCAGGGACGACAGCAAGAGGGGGGTTACTGCGTCCCTGTGCTTATATGTATCTTTTTAAAAACTACGACATCAAAGACTGGCTCATCTTCAACGAGCTCTTCAGCGTTCCCATGAGGGTAGGCAAATACCAGCAGGGTGCAACACCTGAAGAGATAGACAAACTCAAAGAGGCGGTATTCAACCTTGCCGTGGATGCAGCGGCAGTGATTTCTGATTCGACAATTATTGAGCTTCTGGAAGCAAAATCTACCTCAAACAATGCTGATACATTTTTGAAATTTGCAGAGTTCTGCGACAAGGCGATTTCAAAGGCTGTTCTTGGACACACTGGATCAGCGGAGGGAACGCCAGGGAAGCTCGGTCATGAGGAACAGGCAAGGCTCATCAGACAAGACCTTTTAGAATCGGATGCGAAGGCCTTACAAAAGACCATAAAGTTTCAGCTCCTTGCACCCTGGGTAAGGTTCAACTATGGCCCGGATAAGGGAGTCCCGCAGTTTAAATTCCACTTTGAATCCCCTGAGGACATAGAAAAGGTTGCAAAGGTTTACGGCATCCTGGTGAAGGATGTGGGTTATGACCGTATCGGAATTAAACATATACAGGAACGCTTTGGAATCCCAGAGCCAAAGGCTGGAGAGGAAACCATAGGACAATCCCGTATAACCCAGGCTAATACAGCAACAATGATAAATACATCTGCAAAAGCAGACAACACAATCGATATTTTTAGAAAGCTATTTCCTGACCAGATAGCAGTTGATGATATTAAAATCCCCAACCCAGGACAGCTTGACCCGATAATTGAACAAATTATCATCCTCATTAAAAATGGCAATACATACGATGAAATCCTTGCTGATATTGTCACTGCCTATCCATCCCTTGATATGACAAAGATTGAGCAGGCAATCCAGAAGGCGATATTTATCAATGAGGTGTGGGGGAGACTCAATGCCTAAAGTGTCACATAACCATTATAACTACACGATGCTACAAAACACATCTAAAGGCATTGATTTATCATACGCCATAGGTTTACCACCAGAAAAAGCCATAGAGTATTTTGCCTCTAAAGGATATGAGATAACATTTGACTGGAAATCTACCTGGGAGAACGCCCGCACTAAGGCTTTTACCATAGCAGGCGTTACAAAAATGGACATCCTTCAGACTGTGAAAAATGAAATAGACAAAGCCCTCCAGACAGGAACCTCTCTTCAAACATTTAAAGAAAACCTCATCCCACGCCTTCAGGCGTTAGGCTGGCTCTCTTCCACTCCTGAGAAGATACCTTATCGTCTGGAGACTATCTACCGCACAAACATGCAGACTGCATTTATGGCAGGCAGATATAGAGAAATGATGGAAAATGTTGAAGATAGGCCATACTGGCAGTATGTGGCTGTGATGGATTCAAGAACAAGGCCAGCCCATGCTGCATTAAACGGGAAGGTTTTTAGATATGATGATCCGTTCTGGAAGACACATTACCCGCCCGCGGGTTTCGGTTGCCGGTGCCGTGTCCGTGCGCTATCTGAAGAGGATATTAAACGGAGAAAGCTAACTGTAGAATCAGGCGAGAACAACATAATATGGGAAGAAAAGCCTGTAGGAGGAGGCTATACAAGACCCACAGCAGCATATGTTGACCCTGAAACAGGTGCCAAGCTGTTTACTGATCCAGGATGGAGCTATAACCCGGGTGAAACTTTCTGGGAGCCAGATTTAAGAAGATACCATAAGGACATCAGGGCAGCATTCGAGAAGGAGATGGCAGAATTTAAGGCATCATTGTCACCTATTATACCGCAGGGGATTATTCAGAGACTCAACATTGAAGTAAAAAGCATGGGAGACATAAATGCAATTCTCAAGGAATTAGAAAAAGAAAACCCTGATTTATTTGCAAATGGGTTCAATGGAATCTCTTATGTTTATAGAGATTATTTTATGGCTGCTTATAATTCAACAGGGCGTATAGAGGTATCAGGAAAAACATTCCCAGATTGTAGCAATTTTAGTCCAAGAAAAGACCTTATAGCTGCAATAAATAAAATCAGAAAACAGCAATCTCTTACTTTCAATGAAGAGTATGCAATAGAGAGTTTATGGCATGAGATATTGCATTTGAGAGTAAAAGAATATGTGAGATTTATGAGAGATTCTGCCCGTCAAATTTGTATGGAAACAGTAAATCAATTTGTCGCCCGTCATACATACGATAGTTTTTTAAATCAACTTGGAGGGTTAGCAGCACATAAAAACAATATAATTGAGAATGGTTATGGTTATTCAGGATGGGTAAAAAACTTCAGAAGATTAATAGAAAAGATAGGTATTGATGAAACCGCAGTAGCCCCAAAACTTGAAAGGCAGATTGCTGCAACTTATCGAGATATAACAGAGAATACAACAAGAATATTGGTAAGGGAATCTATAAAAAATACAAAATTTAAAACTCTATCGGAGATGAAGACAGCATATAGAAAGAATAATAATAGGGTTCGAGAGGCATTATACTACTTAGAAAAGAAACATGAAGATTTTAACAATGAATTGGATAGAATATGGAGAGAAATTTAAAAGCAATCCTCATACGTAAGCCAGAACTTGTAATTGGGGTCGGTAATCTTATCAAGATATTTTTTCTCGAACGCTTTATCTCCCCTTATTGCACCGAGTCGAGCGAGGTCACCATAAATCCCATCAAGGCTCGTATGGGTTTTAATGTAGCTGTTTCTATCCCGATTTTTTCGACCCAGCTCCTCAAGCTCTTCTTCAGTGGCGTAGTCAAAAATTGTTTCAATAGGTTCAGAGGTATCCATAATCTAAACGCATACACTATTTTTTCGATTTTGTCAAGACCTTTTTGGAGGCATGTAAAGCCAAAATAGAAATGTCCTATTTTCACCAAAATAGAAATGTCCTATTTTCACCCTGCCACCTCAGATACATTTTTGGAGGCATTCCTACCAAAT